TCCGCCACTAACTATGGGCGCATTTTTAATTATGTAGTGGTCTTGTGAACCACCTGTTACAGAAGATGTAACAAATATGCTTGCATTTATTGTTGATGTTGTAGTGTTTGCTAAACGAATAGAAATGATTGCGTCATCTGAGTTACTAGTATGAATATCTACTGCGCTCGTTCCAACTGCGTGTTGTCCATATCGTTCAAAATCTTGTGCCATAATACCTCATTATATGTTAATTGCGGTCAGAGTGCAATTGCCATAGCAACGGCGAACCCTGCCGATACTCCTGCCGATAAAACCTCTCCGTTTGCTGTTACTGTTCCAGAAAATGTTCCTGTTGTTGCCGTAATTCCTGCGTTGAATGTAGCTGCACCTGCCTCTGACATGTCAAGAGTTAATGCTGTAACATTAATACCATTGTCAAAACCTGCAAAAATAAAATCTTTATCATTAACCATTGCGGTTAATTTGAAATTATTTGCACTATCTGTAAATCTACCAATGGTAGTTCCATCACTATGAAATTCAAGATCTCCAAGTGAATCTAATATTATATCATTTGCTGCATCTATCTTAACATCGTTACTTGAAACGATTGTTAAGTCTGTACCATCACCCGATATGGTTTCACCTGAGTCACCAAACTCAATAACTTTATTAGCACCTAAAATTATTTTATCATTAAAAGTTGCTGCACCTGCCTCTGACATGTCAAGAGTTAACGCTGTAATTTGTGAGCCACCATCGTTACCTCTTAGGAGTATATCCTTATCCTGAACTATACTTCTTAAATGTGCATCATTTGAACTATTTTCTATTTTTAAAAATGATAAACTATCGTCTAAAAATTCTATACTAGCACCGCCAGCATCCAGTTGAATTACACCTGGTACATCAAACGATAGATTATTACCAGCCTGTGTTATTGTTGTAAGACCACCATCACTATCTTGTATCCTTATTGAAGGATCAGCTCCATTAATGTGTATTTCTTCTTGTGGACTAGTTGTGCCAATACCTAAAAAGCCATTTGTTCCAAATCTTGCTACTTCATTTGAATCAACTAAAAATCCTAAAGCAGAATTAGTTCCATGTGTTCCAATACTACCAAGACCTTGACCTGAAAAAGGCGATTGTATAATAACACCTCTACCATCTGTGTCTTTAACTTTAAATGTAGCAGATGATGAATTATTTTGACCAACAACACTTAAATTTTCAGCAGCAACAATGTTAGTTCCCATTGAAACTCTACCAGCATTATTTGCGTCTATTCTAATTGCTGTAACTTCAGAGCCCCCATCATTTACTCTAAACACTAAATCTTTATCTGATACCGATGATTTAATTACAAAGTCTGAAGAGTCATTTGTAAATCTACCAATTTCTGTGCTGGCGTCTGCAAATATGATATCACCACCATCAGCGTCTAAAGTAATATCACCTGCAACATCAATAGTTAAATCACCTGAACTTAAATCTATTTCTGTGCCATCGATTGTAATATTGTCAGCTTTAAGACCTGCATTTGCTGTTACTGTGCTGTTGAATGTAGCAGCACCTGCTGCCGATGCGTCAAAAATAAGAGCGTCAAGCTGTGATCCTCCATCATTTACATTAATTGCAAAATCTTTATCTGATGTTTGAGAATGTATTGTAAATCTAGTTGAGGAACTAACAAAAGCAGCATAATTTACACCACCATCGTTTAATAATATTTGTTGATCGCCGTCTAATATTAAACCGTTTGTAGCAGTTACTAAGAGATTTGTTCCATCAAATTTTATGTTATCCCCAGCAGTATGAAATTTTAATTGTTTACCTGAACCTAATAAAACATTGTCATTAAATGTAGCAGCACCTGCTTCACTCATATCTAAACTTAATGCTGTAACAGACGAACCACCATCGTTACCTTTTATTGCAAAATCTCCATCTGATATAATTGTCTCTAAAGTAAATACTTGAGAAGATACGAATAATTTTGCTAAATTAGTTCCACCATCTTTAAAAAAAACTTGACCCGCTCCATCGGCATTCAAAATAATTTTATTACTAGAAGCGATTGTTAAATCTGTTCCATCACCTAATATGGTCTCACCTGCATCACCAAACTCTATTGATTTGTTTGCACCTAAAATAATTTTGTCTGCAAATGTTAATGCACCTGCACTATCTCCAGATATCCAAGTTGTAGTTGTTGATCCGTCATACCCAGCAATTTTTAAAGTTCTATCACCATCTGCTGCAGCTGCATCTACGCTTCCTATTATTACGTTACCAGCTCCTTCTGTAATATTGTCTCCTGCTTGATGCCCTATTAAAATATTGTAATCAGCATCAGCGTTGTTCATTTGTTCACCAGCTTTAAATCCTATTGTGGTGTTACCAGTTCCATTAGCTAATAAGTATGATGATCGTGAGCCCACAGCTGTGTTTTCAGCTCCACTGTTATTTACCGCTAATGAATCTTGACCTAATGCAGTATTTGAATTACCAGATGCGTTTGCACTTAAAGACCCAAATCCTACAGCAACATTATTATCTGCCGTGACCAAAGCATCTAATGCTGTGGTACCTACACCAACGTTACCATTTGCATTATTTAAAGTTCCTGAGTTTGAATGACCAATTAATATAGAATTAGTAAAATTGCTTCCTTCAAATTTACCTGGTACAAATTTATTTGCAGGTAGAGTACAAAATACTGTTTTTGTACCAGCTGAAAAATCTACTAAATTACCACTATTTGAAGAAGTGAAAACTTCTAATCTTGAAAGTGTGTCTGGAGAGGCATCAGTTACGACACCTCTACCAACTTCAAATTCTCCTGTCTGTGGTAAAACGATATTATAGTAAGTCTCATTGGAATTACCAATACCTGCAACAAAGGTCTGAAAATCTTGAAAAGCTCCTCCAAGATTTAATGTCCCCGTACCTGTTGTAGTAGAGGTCTCCTTGACCCTATCGTTAAATACCAGTGCCATTTAAGTCCTTAACTTATTCTTATGATAGCAGCAGATGTAGTAAATGCAGGAAACTGAATTGTAAATGTTCCTGCGGTAGCTGTTTTATCTCCACCAAAATCTAATACACATACCGCGTCAGTGGTATTAGATCCACCATCAGTTGTTGTATTGTAAATTAATGCACCTCTTGCAGTTAATGTTACACCTGTGAAAGATAAATCTGCAAAGTCTGTTATAGAAACACTTGATGATACTTTTACTCCTTGGTTTACTAATGCTTTACCGCCCTGTGTGTATGTTCCACTATTTGAAACTTGACCACCTGTACTATCTCCTGGATAATTAGCAGTAGATTTACCAATAGTTGCCGAGTTTGTGTATAATGCAAGTTTGTATGTATGTCCTCCAGAGGATTCAAAACTATGTTTTCCTTGCATAAGTTCTTTTTTAAATGAATCGCAAATTGCGTTAGTTGTTATTGCCATGTTATTCTCCTATAATTATTATGGTGATGGAGAGTCCACTTTTATTCTTGGAACACCATCATCAAATTCTGCCCGTCTTCTTCTACCCATTTGTTGGATAGCAAAAGCTTGTACTTCTTCATTATACTTACTTTTGTATAAGTTGTACATATCCATCGGGCCTTTTAGATACGCAAAACATTCAGTTAAGACACCGTGTAACAACATTGATTCTTGATTAGTTGATAAATAAGTAGTCGTGCTACTGTCAAAGTGTGGCGGTGATATAACATAATTCAATTGAACTCCGTATGCAATGTTTGGAGTAGGAGCAACAACAATGGTGTTCTCATTCCAATTTGCATAGTATTTTGGTTTACCAGTTGTACCAGATGCATTGAATTCTGATATAAAACTTGTGTCTCTTTTTTCCATAAAACTTCTTTCAGAAGTGATAGTATTATCAGCAAACACTTGTAATGATCGTATTACCAAAAAATCAGATGGAGTGACAAGATATCTTTTATTAGCTGTAAATGATGAAGTTGCATATTTTCTTGTATCATCATAATCAACTTTACCAGCAATTTCTAATTCTATATTTCTAATAAATTGATCTATAAGAGTGTCTGATAATACATTACTATCTACCTCTGTATAACTTCTTACCTGTGTTAAAAAATTTGAATGTGTTATTGCCATTACGTGATACTCACTGCTGTTTTACCTAATGTTGTAACTAACTCTCTACGTCTGTTTTGAATAGAAGGATCTTCTGGTGACATTGAAGAAACAGTTGTAGTGAAATCACCTGGGTTTTTAACAACACTTGTAAATACTTCAGTTTTAAAAGCAAAGTCGCCAGGTAATGTTAAATCTGCTTCACATACTGTTGCACCACCAGAACTAACAATTGTAATATCGCTTGTTGCTAAAGTATTAATGCTCTGCATTTGTTTTGGTTGTTGAAATTTCATAGGTCTTGCATTTTGTAAGGCAATTGCATCTGCGTTTGTTCTTCGCCTTCTAATTTGTGGGTGTTTAGGTTCAAATTCTGTATAGTGTACAAACGAACCGTTCCATTCCTTTACCATTTCATCGTAAGGAAATTCCATACCTGATCTATCTGATATGGCTTTTGATCTTTTACCTGATGCAAATTTTCCCATTATTATCCTAAATTAAATGATTGTGGAGATATATAAACTGAAGTTCTTTGACCGTCTTCATCTAAAGCACGTTTCATTTCATCTTCATAAATAATTTTATTTTGTTGAACTAATTGTGGTGCCTTCTTCATAGCAAGATAATACGCTAATCCTGCACACATACATGGTAAAAATCTATAAACAACATCTGCTGATCTAGAAAAAGAAAAAGACTCACTTGATGTTGTACCCGCATCTTCTATTCTTTTTATTACAAAATATTTCAGGTGCGTATAATTATTTAAATCAGGAGTTTGATATAAAAAAATTTTAGGTGTTTTTTCACGAGCCACATAATATTGTGAAGGCGTACCAGTTGAAAATTTATTTGGTAAACCAGCGTATGCAGACCTATCAATTTTGGTCAAAGATAAATCATCAGTGTTTGAAGCATTACTAGCTGAAGCAGTGGTAGACACAAAAGCTTCAAGAACATCACTTACATCAGAATCTACTGTGTATTCTGCTTGTCCTGAAACTAAAGCTTTTTCATCCTGTTCCACCTTCCATAAATGTATACCCCTATTACCCCATTCTGAAAAAAGTAAGTTTAAAGATCTTCTGGCGCTTCTTAAATCATATCCGCTATTAGTTCTCATGGCACATCTTTCGTATGCCTCCTCAATTATTTCATCAATATTTAAATCAAAACTTGTAGACATAATTATTATTTAAATCCTTTTAGTAATGGACCATAATATTTACTTAAACTTTTATTATTTACTTTTTTTCCTGCTATTTCAGAATGCATATATGAGCCTATATATGGCTCAGGTTTAATTTTTGTTCCAGGAGCTTTTGATGAAGTTTCTGAAAAATGTGCTCTTCCCATAGCAGCTTTTACCACTTTACCGGCAGGAACACAGTTTGGCACCATTTTTTTCCCTTTTTTCTTCATACCTTTTTGAACATATCCATCCCAACAAGTTCCTTGTTTTGCCATATTGATTTCTCCTTTTTGCGGTTATACAACTTCTTGGATTGTATCACTTTTGGTTTAAAAGTTCTAGACCTTAGAATTTTGGCTACAGGATTAGATGAGATCTGTGGCTTTACCAATGATTGGTTTGTATTTTGTTTTGCCATTTTCTTTAAACGCTCTCATGTATTGAGCCCTTGGTTTAAATTCTACATATGATGCATGAATCCATCCGCTGTTAGGTTCACCTGGAGTGTAGAATTCTAAAATTAATTGATCTGTTGTGCAGTTCATGTTAATCCAATCAGCAACTTCAGCGTTGTCTACTCCAACACATTCGAAGTCTGCGGCTTCAGCCTTGGCATGCTGTGAATTTACAGAACTACCTATTGCTGCACATAACTCAGGGGACCTGTATCCGCTAGTCACCTTAACTCTACCGAAGTGATCACGTACTGGCTGCAAAATATTTTCACACAATGCTTTTAGTTTTTCTATTTGATCTGCATTTGGATTGTTATCTATATCCAAACGTATAGCTGTGTCTGATTTAATAAGCTCCAACAAACTAAAATTACGACTTAAATTCATCTCTCTCCTCCATTTGATAAAACATTTTATCTGAATCCTCTGTTACCATTTTCGAAGCTTCTGCATCCCAGTAAGTAGTTTGTACTTTATAATCTGGCCAACTGTTATCAGTAGTATAACTGTTAACGTGCCACAAAAGACGATTATTAGGCTGAGCTGCATAATTGCCGTTATCAAGAGCCAATATATGTGCACACTTATGTTCTTGAGGTATTTCAGAATGTTCAACATCTAAAATATTTGTGTCTGGGTGAGCCCAATCAATTGTAAATAAATATTGTCCATGATAAAATTTTTTATCTAAACCTAAAAATTTGCCGTTTACACCATCCAACCAATCAAAGCAATGAACACTAGGCCAATAACTAAAACAGTTCCACAATTCCAATTGCTGCGTTGACATATCGGGCACTTTGGCTCGGTCATACGATTTTTGGAAAAACGCTGAGATAGGCAACCTCCAATAACAAGCACCATTTGGTAACATAATATTGAATAAGATCGCACGACCCGATATTGACGTAAGACCAAAGATAACACACTCAATACTTTCTCCATGATGTTCTTTAAGATCATACAAATATTCTTTTCTTAATTTACAATATATTGGAGGAATGTTTGCGTTGAGATAAGCCATTTTTATATTTGTCCCTCCAATAATTTTTTCTTTCTAATATTCTTATTCTTTTTTCGAGTATATTAAAACCTAAAAGTTTTTTGAATAGTTTAATCATTGTAAAATTATTTTTTTAATATGTTTTTTGCCTAAATACAACTCTGTTTCTGCCTTACCTCTCCAACATTTGTAAGACACGGACTCACTATACTGTCTCTCTGCATGACGTTTTCCACGAAGGCATGCAGCCATGGATTCTTGAATACGATGCTCCTTGATCTCTCCGTTTACAAACATAAGTAGGGCTATCACAGACTCAATCATAATACCTTACCTTTGTTCTCACCTTCTTTAATAACATATTTTTGTGTGCCATTCTTACCATGTTCCACAGATTTTTTTAACTCTTTCAAGTAACTCATCTGTTTAGCTTCTTTATTTATTCTAGCTATGTAATCTAAAACTTTTTTAGTGATTCGTCCCGTTGCCATTGTATTTAATGTCCCTGTTTGCATCTTTTAATTTTTCTATATCAGA